CTACACCGTACTCTTGCGCTAACGTTTGCCCTTTGTCTAGTGGTAAAACATTAGGATTCATACCTTTATATTTTACACCATCTATGTAGTGTACTTGCTTGTTAACATTAGGATTTATATACCTTACCCAACTAGGTATTATACCAGCTAGTACTTCAAGTCTTATACTTTTTTCAAATCCAAAGTCTTTATCAGGTAAAGTTTCAGTGTAGTCAAAATCTTTACCTTTTAGTAGTTTGTCATAAATATTTGGTAAAGATATTTGAGTATAAGACTTCATGGCTTTTCTCATCACACGCGGTGATAATAAATTTTGTTTAGCCATTACCCAAAGATATTGAGCAAAGTCAGTGGCTGGGTACATATGTTCTTCTGTATTTGGTAACCCTAAAGTATTACCACCTACAAGTCTAGAAGCAACTCTCATCCAATTAGCTTGAGTTGTAGATGTAACTTCTAACAAAGCAGCCCAATGCTTTCTGTTACCAGGATTATCTTGAATATCTTTTTGTATAGCCATCCAAATATCAATAAAACCTTTGTCAGATCTATCAAATAAATCTTTATTTTTGTTTATTTGATCTTGAACTTGCTTTGCTGTTTTTTTACCGTATGTCGTTGTTCTTTTTATAGCAGCTTTTACGTTATCACTTTCTGGTGCAAAAGTACCACCGTTTTTCTCATACTCTTTAATAAAGTCTTTTAACTGACCAACATTAGCAAATAACATTTTACGAGCAGCTATTCTTTCACCTTCGTTTATTTTATATTCTTTTACCTTCTTACCGTTTATTATTACGTTTTTATATACTGCTCCAGAACCTACTAATTGACCATTTTGAAGCCAAAATGATTTAGGAAGTATTTTAAATCCAACTTTACTTAACCATGCTTTTTGTTTTTCTTTGCCTTCTATTGTATTTAAATCAATGTCGCCAGATTCTTTTGATTTTGTTATACCTTTAGAAAACATAATTTTAGACATACCGTCACGTATTTTTAATGCTTTTGGGTTTTGTTTTCTTATTTCTTGATTAGTAATTACTTTGCCAAATAAATCTGCAAGTGCTATAATTCTAGCCGATGTATTTCTATTACGTGTAGGTTTACCTTCAATAATATCTATTAATGCTAAAAACTCAGAGTCTTTAATATTGGTACGTTTAACTTGACCTTTTAAACCAGCTTTAGTTTTAGCCCTAGTTTCTTTTTGTGTATACAAAGCTTGTAGTATAGTTCTAGGTACTCCAGTAGCTTGACCTTCAGCATCAAAACCTTGTGGTAATGCATCTATTACTAATTGTTTGTTTTTATTAAACCATCTTTGAGCACTAGCAACTTCATCTTTTGTTAAATTAGCTTTACTTTTAATTTTAGCTGGTGATATACCTAATAATTCCCCTACAGTATTCATAACAGCATTAGGTACACTTTTAAAGTTTATTAAATTTTCTAAATCAAATGGTATTTTTGATACTTCTTTTGTAACTTTATCAGTAATTTTTAATTTATCAGCGATAACTTGTCCTTTAGTTTTTCTTTCAGGTGTAACAACAGCATCTTCTGCAGTTTCTTGAGCAGCAACACCTCTAGCCTCTGTTACATCTGCTTCAAACTCTGTTTTAAGTATTCTGTTACCAGCTTCAATAGAACGTGCTGGTAAGAATTTATTTATATAAGCAGCTAAAGGTACACCGGACTCAGGCTTGTACTCTCTAATAAGATCTAATATACCTCTTTTACCAGTTTCTATCTCATCAATAAGTAGTTGTTCATCGTAACCAGGCACATCTCTAAATCTTCTAGCTATACGAGTAGTAATAGGTTTAAACTGCTCTAATATGTCAAACAAACCTGCCTCACCTTGCTGTTCGTATATTTTTTGTACTGCATCAGAAGCTTCTTTTGAAGCTTTTATATCAACTATATCTTCTTCTCTAGTAACACCACCTCTTAATATTCTACCTTCGTAAGCAGCTTTATTAAAGCTAGATATATAACTAAAAACATTATCATTGTCACTAAAGTCTATAAAGTTGTTTAACTTTTTACCTAGCGGTGTCATACTTATTGTTTTGTTTAAAAAGTTTTTAATACCAAAAAGCATGTTAAAATCATTTCTTTTAACAGCACCAATAGTAGTTAAATCACCTACTAAGTTAAGCATTTCTTCGTAATTAACGCCGTTGTTATCTATATCATCGTTATAAGCTTTTTTACGTTTTACATAAAAATCATATACTTCTTTTGTTATTTGTTTGTTTTTAAGTTTAATTTTCATCAAAGCGTCAAGACCTAATATACCTTTTTTAGCAGCTTCTATTACTTCTCCATTTTTAATTAAACCTTGATCTCTATTTTCTTTATGAAATAATTCATGAACACCAGCTACAGCAGCTATTTTACCATCTAAACTTGTTCCAAGTAATATATTTACTTTTTGATTATCAGTAAAAATATAAACACTACCATTTTTACCATCATCAATAAAAACAGCATTATCTGAAAAAGCTTTTTGTTTAAATTCTGCTAAATCTTCATCTGACAAGTTGTTATCTTTTTTAACTTTAGCAAAAAATTCATCGTTAATTTTATCAGCAGTAATCTCTGTATAACTTGTACCTTTTTTCTTAGCTAAAGCTTTTGCAGCGCTATTGCTAAACGAAGCTATAGCTTGTAGATAAATTAATTCAGATTCAGATTTAGTATTTTTTCTATTAGGATCTTTAATTGCTTTACCAGCTTCTTGTTCGTGTTTTTTTGTTTCAATACCAACTATAGACTGAATTTTTTCATTAAAATCGTCATATTGTTTTTGAGCATCTTCTAATATAGATTTATCAATGTTAGACATGTTTAAACCATATTCTCCGCTAGTAGCTGCTTTTAATATTTCTTTTTTAGCATTATGTCTTTTTCTATCAAGCTCAAACACTTCTTGTAATTGATCAACTGTTAGACTTTCAGCTTTTTGAGTAATTCTAGCTGCATCAAAAAACATTTCTTTTATTTTTCTTGTTTTAAGCTTTAATAATTTTCTTTTTTTATCTTTAGTTAAGTTAGGACTTTTTAATTGTTCATTAAGTTTTGCTACACTACTAAGTTTTATTTTAAAACTTTGTTTATCTTTATACGTGGCAAACGTATTTCTAATACCATTAAAAGAATTTCTAGCAGTACCCATAATACTCATACCACTAGCACCAAGAGCTACATCTCCAAAAAATTGCATATCAATACCATCTGTAAGACTTACATCTCTATCTAGTAAAACTCTATTAGTACCGTTGTTTATTAATTGAACACTAAATTCCTCAGGAAATTCAGTAACAATTGATAATCCAAAAGCTTTAGAATTACCTGCTGCTTTTTGCAAAAAAGTAGCATTAGCACCAACTTTAGACCATTTAGCAAAGTTTCTAGCTACAAGACCTTGACCAAATAATCTTTCCATAAACATATCAGCAAAACCAGATATTATACCCGCTCCATTTTGAAGATAAAAAGGTGTGTTTAAAATATCTTGTTGTCGTTCTAACTCTTCGTTTAATTTTTCAAGTTCATCTTCGTTAGTTGTTCCAATAATTTTATTTTGTAAGTCAGGTATTAAACTAATAGCATTTCTCATTTCCCTTTCCTGCTGTAATATAGAACCTCCAAAACCTTGAGCAAAATAATTAGCGTATGCAACAGGAGATAAAGGTGTAATCATTAAAATAGCATTAAAATATGTAGAAGCATTATCAGCCATACCCATACCTATAGATTGAACAAGATTTTCTTTACTATACAATATTTTATTAGCAAAAGCTTGTTGTTTAGAATCTGATAAAGCAATAAGTCTATCGAAAGTTTCTTTCTCAGGTATACCTAATAAATTAGTAAAAAAACCAGGTCCAGCTTTTGAAGCGTCTCCAGTTTCAACTTCAGGTAACAACTCATCAATAATTCTAGGAAATCTAGCTGCAATAGTCTCGTAACCACCTAACATAGTTTCTTCTAGACTCGCCATTGCTCTTTCGTAATTATTATAGTTTTTACCTAGAGCTTGTAGGTAAGCTTCTTCATTAATAACATTTTGATCAAACTGAGCATTATAAACTTCTGCTTCTAACTCAATATTTGCTATTCTATTGTTAAACAAATCTGCAATATCGTTACTTTTTGAAGTTTCTAAAAGTTTTTGATTAGCTTGAAACTCACCTATTAATTTATTTCTTTTTATTCTATCAGCATAGCTAATATTTTCTATTTCACCTAAAGTTTCTATTTGATCAAGTAACTTTTTTTGAGTATTTATTATAACACTCATATTTTCTTTTATTATACTTGATTCGTTTTCTAATCTTGTTTCTTCGTTATTTATAGCTTTTAATGCAGTGTTTAACTTTGATGCTTTTACTTCAGCAATTTTACTTACAATAAAACCAGGAGCTGTTTCGTAGTAAAATTCATTACCTGGTTTTACTACGCCTTGTGCTTTTGCAAATTGATATATTTTTATAAAGTCTTTTGCAGATTTCTCATTAAAATCTATTGTAGTATTTTTAAAAGCAGCTGCAATAGTAGGAGTTCCTAATTTTTTATAAATATCATCAAAAGCTCTTCTATAAACAGCTTCACCAACATCGTTACCAGCAACTTGTATTTGTCTTAAAAGTTGCAATTGCGAAAGTTCATCATCTCTACCAAACGCATCAAGTTGATCTATAGTTTTATTAACTTGTATTTGAGCTTGTTCAAATTTAGCATCTTTTAAAACTTTGTTTACTGATTCAAAAGAAATTTTTTCGTTTTTTAATAATTCTTTTAAATTTATATCACCTGTAAAATCTCTTTCAAGTTCTTTGTCAAATTGTTTATATATTTCCCAAGCTTCTTCTCCACCTTGTTCTTTAATATATTCTTCAAGATCTTCATCATTTATTTTTTTAGGTTCAAAAAATGTATTAGTTTCTGGATTAAATAATCTATCACCTACTGGAGGTTTGTTTCTTTTTTGCCAAGCTGGAAATTCATCTAGTTTAAAATAATTTTTACCCCAAGCTCTTTTAACAATATCAGAGTCTTCATCTACACTAGCTATATTGTTTTTTATAATATCTTCAAGAGTACCTACATCATACTCTTTTTCTGCAGTAATTGTTGCTTCATCTAATTTTACACCTTCAAAACCAACCAAGCTAAAACCTTTTCGTTTTAACTCGTCTATGACTAAATCTTTTTTATCAGTATCTTCTATATTCTCAATAAAACTTTTTGCTTCATCAGTATTACCTTCGTTGTATAATGAAATAAACTTGTTTGTTTTTTGAAGTACATCAAATGTAGAAGTACTCGTTAAAGCTTTAGTAGCATCAACTAATTCAGATGTAGGCTCTTGTATATCTAAACTTTCTTTAAATTCTATATCTTGACCTACTTTGTATAAATTTACATTGTAAATACCTTTTGTAAAGCTAGTACCTTCATAGTTTTCTCTTTTATCTAACTTTTGTTTCAAGCCCAAAGAAAAATCTTCCGAAGTTGATACCCCACTTTCGGGTGCTGTAGTCTCCGACGTTACAAGCGCACCTTTCTCCGCAACGTCTTCTTTCTTTTCCACAAGACCTTTTTTTTTCATTGTTTCTAAATATGAATCAAAATCCATATCATATTCTTCTGCTTTACCTTGTAAGAACTCTAAGGTAACTTCTTCGCCGTCTAATTCGTACATATTATTTAATTATTTGGATTAAATGGATCATCTGTATTAACATTACGCATATCAGTAAAAACACCCATACTAACTGTAGTGTTAAAATTTATCCAATCTTCTTTAATATTACCACCTGCTTTTTTTAACAAGTTTTTTAAAACATCGTCTATTTTTCTAGTCGACTCTGAACTCTTTAATAAATCTTTAAAACTTTCAAAATCTTGTTTATCAGCTTCGTTTAGTTTTTTACCTAGTGTAGTTTCTGAAAATTTATTAAAATCTTCAAGCATATCAGCTTTTATTTTACCTACCCAAGTATCTATATAATCACCAGCCCATATTCTTCGCGGATCGTATAAACTACTATATAAAGTTTGTAATTGATTTTTTGCTATATCTGGACTAACTTGTTTATTGTTTGCTAAAGATTTAACTCTATTAAAAACTCTATTTTCAGATGTTGTTTGCCAGTTTTTATCAGATTCAAGTAAAACTGGCATAGGATTAATGCTGTAAATATCATTTATCTCCATACCACTTAAGTATTGTCCATCTTCATTATTTCCTATAACTTGCGTTCCCCAAGTAGATGAACCAGTATTCATATCTACTTTTCTATCAAGTCTATATTCGCCTCTAAAAATTTGATCGTACATAAGCTTATCTTCAGTTGTTACCATAGGATGCATGTTGTTATAATTATCTACAACATTCTTTCTAACAACATTATAACGCTCTGTTTCGTCCTTATATGTTGTTAACGCTTTTTCTATTCTGTTTTGTTGACCAGTATGATAAGCTCTTTCTTCATCACTTAAATTTCTTTTTGCCAATTGCTTAGCGTGTGAGTCCCATTCTGCTTTCCACTCTAAAACATATTTAAGTTCTGATGCGTTATAACCTCTAAAAGGATCTAAACTTGGTGAATTTTTTTTATACGCTTCTACTCTTTTACTAGACTCTTTAGCCCATTGTTGAATACCACCAGGTATCATTTTCATATACTGTGTAGCTAATTTAACTCTAGCGTTACCAGAAGTATTATACATCGCGTTATAAGCGCGTCTTATTGATTGTAAATTTATTGCCATTTTATTATTATTAACTAAAAATAGTACCTAACGTTCCACCTAGTCCACCACCAATTTGTGCGCCAGCTGGACCACCAATTATAGCTCCAGCAACAGTACCAAAAAGACTACCAACTGCTCCACCCATTTGTGCTTGATCAGCTTCATATTGTTGTAGTCCTAGTTGTGCAGAACCATATTGTTCAGCAGCTATGTTAAGCAAACTCTCTTGTTGACCATACTCTAATCCTTGAAGTGTCATTTCTCCTTGAGCTTTAGCCATGTTTACTTGCATTTGACCTTGAGCTATACTTTGTTGTATTCTTGAAGCTTCTTGCGCTCTCATTCTAGAGTTTTGAGCTTCTTGAGCACCAATAGAAGCAGCTGATCTTTGTGTGTTTATAGCTTGTTGATTTGCCATAGCTTGAGCTAACGATGCAACTCCAGAACTACCAGCAGCACCTCTTAAAGCGTTTAAAGCTTGAGCTTGATTAGCTGTTTGTTGTTGAGCTTCAAATTGAGCTTGTTGGCTATTAACACCTAACAAACCCATCATGTTTACTTGATTAGCATAAGGATTACCCATACCCGCAAAAGCGTTTTGAAACTGAAAGTCTTCAATTGCTTGAACTTGACTTTCAAAGTTTTGTTTTTGAGTATCAACTTCACCTTGTAATTTATCTGCTTCATCATCATCACCGCCAAAAAGCCCAAAAAACTTAAATGGTGAAAGCTCTATTTTTTTAGTTATTTTACCGTACGCCATATTTATTTAATTGTTATTGTATAATTACACTTTTAATATCTAATTTATCAAGCACTATTTACTATTATATTAGAGCCAACTTCAAATAATTCTTTTTTTATAGTAGAATCTGTTTCAAGCTTAGCTGTCATAAAATATCCTTTTACACCAGATTTTTCTACAAAATCATTTTTAATAACACTTAAACCAATAGAAAAACCAGCAGCTTGAAGAGTACTAGATATATTAATATCACCATCAACAATGTTAGGTTGATTAATGTCAACTGTTATAGCTCTGTGATTACGGTTTATATTTGTTATAGGTCCTAAAAGCTTTATTGCATTAAGATCTTTATTTTCACTAAAAGAAGTTACGTTTGTATTAGTGTCTGTAAAATTAATAACTTCAGCTGGATCGTAAATATCACTAACATCAGAAGAATCTGAATTAAAATTTTGAATCTCAGTACCTTGATAACCTTTTCCAATAAAATCAGTATTATTAGTTGTTATAGGTGTAATAAGATAAGAAACTAAATAATCTCCAATTTGAACTCTTGGATCTATATCGCTGTTTAATATTATAGTATATGTTGGCATATTTTAAAGAATTGGTCCTGAAGTTATATTTCCTACAGACGTTAAATTAACACTCACATTAGATGCGGCACCTATAAAACCAGGAAGATGAATTAATCTATTTTCTTGTGTAAATTTTTGAAAACTAAAAAAATCTACACTACTTTGTATGTTAGCATAAGCTGCTAGTTCAAACTCTATAATATTAGATCCATCAAAAACAATATTTTCTCTTTGAACTCTATATTGCTCTGTATCTTTAGTTTGTATTTCAAAACCAACAAAGCCTTTATAAAAGCATTGACCAGCAATGGATGTTTGTCCATTTGCTGTAACTTGACCACCGTTAGTATAAATAGCTGTAAACTTTACTCTAAACAGTTCTGAAAATTTACCAGGTTCAACATTAACTGTTATAGCTTTACCTGTGTAAAGAGTTCCAGGATCATAGCTTGGATCTTCAGACCCATCTGTAGTTATAGAAATATTGTCAAGAGTCTTATTTCTTACAGAAACTATACCACTCCATGTAACACCACTTTTTACAGCGTTACCTATTATTTCAGCTGATAAAAAATAAGTTCCAGCACCTATTAAGTTTGAAATACCGGCAGGAAGTCCAGTTGGACCTATAGTATAAGAAGGTATATCATAAGTTATTTCTACTTTATTATCAAAAGCGTAAGGTGTTGTAGTGTCTGTAAAAGTAATAGTATTAATACCTCTACCTGTTAAATCTCCATGCGTAAAATCTACTGCAGCAATAACGTAACCTTTTTTTGGAGTCATAACTCTAGTATAACTAGTAGGTAGAGATGGATTATTAGCGTCATATTCGACATCTATTAAAGGAGTTGTTATTGTATAATTTTGATATGCCATTTTATAAATTTCCTGAATATGAGTTAGAAACTAAAATACCGCTACTAGAGCCACTTGGTGCATAAATACCAACACCAAGTGTATTACTTTGTGCAGCTAAAGAAGTTTCACTATTATCACTTTTTATAAAAAACTGTACTTTATTGGTTTGTAAAGCTGTGTCTCCTTCTTTTAAAAATGTTGAATTAATACTACCTACACCAAAAACGTTTTTACCACTAAAATCAATTTGACCGTCAGCGTGAATACTACCGCTAAAAGGTGAACCAGCATTTGTCCAGTTAGGAGGACTAGTTGGTGAGCTTGGATTTTTACCACCTTTTATGTAATCGTAATGTTTATTATTTATATTTTTAAAACTATTACCAACATGACCATCTTCAATATCTGTTAATATATCTTCAACAACAGCCCAACCTAAATCACCAGAGTAGTTTAAAGTTTTAAATTCTTTTGAAACACTAGGTAACTGATTTATAATACATGTTATTGTAGATTTATATTGGTTGTTGTAAAAATTATTACAACTTATATTATTACCAAAAGAATCTTTTTCTTTATGATGTTTGTATATATTTCCATTCATAAAAGTATAATACTCAGAATTTAAACTTAAAGATTGAGCTTCTGGAATAAAAGATTTAAACGAACTCCAACCAACAGTGTATTCACTAAAACTTACTGTTATAGCTTCTTTAGATGATTCACTAGGAGAGTTTATAGTTACATTATACTCTTGCTTTCTTTCATCATAAGATCCTATTATAGAAGAAGCATTTTGAGTATTATCTAAGAAAAAGTCTCTCATACCAGTTTCTGATATTGTTGTTAAACCGTTTCTTGATAATCTAAGAACAACACCTCTAGCTTTGTCAACAAAGTATTGTCTATGGCCATAAACAGCAAACGACTCTGGATTTAAAGATATACCATATTCACCTACGTAAGGTGTTGCTTGACCTAATACAGCGTTTGAAGCTGTAATATTAGTTGATCCATCAGCATTAAATAAAGCATCTTTATTAGCTAATATATTTAAAACTTTATCTTCACAAAAAGCTGTTAAGTTTGTATCTTTAGCATAAAGTTTTTGTATTGAACCAAATCTTGGTGACAAGTCTTTTGTAATAGGTAAACCAGCATTAAATTGATTTAATTCATTAACTTGAGATCCACTATTATATAACCCAGACCAAATAAAACCACTAGATTTATGATTTTCTTCAGTATTTTGTAGTATTGTAGAAGCTTTAATTCCTTTTTGTAAAACATTACCTGATAACGAGCCTTTCATTCTAGATGTTTGTAAAGGAAGATGTTCTGATTGACTTACACAATTAACCCAATATAAATCTATAACAGAAGTAGCAGTTGGATTGTTTGGTGTTGGATGTGTTTGGTTGTATAAAACAGCTTCAGTATCCCCTGCATTGATTTGATTTTTAAGCCTAAGTCTAAAAGTTGACTTAGAGTCTTTATTTTTAAAACCTAATTGAGTTTGATAAGCTCCTAAAATAACTTGTTGACTAGGTTGATTTAAAGAAACAACTACATCATCATCTATATTAATAGTTGGTTTAGCTGATACTGAACTTGTAAATACTTGTATTCCAGGTTGTAGATTTTTTTGTAAATCTTGATTTGTAAAATTATTTTTTGTAGGAGAAATTCTATATGAAACTTCTTGTTGTTCTTTTATAAAATCTTTAACATTTTTATCATTTATATAAACAGGTATTGCTTCTGAAGCTTCCCACCAAAGATCTAAATCAGAGTCATTTTTTGGAACAACTTCAAAATGAAAAGATTTTCTTGATTGTTTAAATGCATTAACATCAAAGTTTGCAGCAGTAGGTCCATTAGAGCCATATAAACCAAAACTTCCATCAATACCTAGTTGACTTTCTAAAGAACCATCTCCAGCAATAATTAAATACATGTACGCTCCTTTATCAAAAGCTTGCTGAGTAGTAGCTTGACCTCCATAAGTAGAGGTATCACTATACTGACCTATAGGTGTTCCAACAGATTTATTAATAACTCTATACCTTTTTTGATTAGGACCATTTAAAAATATTAATTCATCGTTTATTTGAACTTTATCTTGCTCACCAGCTCCACATAAAATTGTTATTTCGTTTGTACCATCTATATCATCATATAAAGCTCCTACAACACCTATATTACTATGTATAAAACTAGGCTCTTTTACAAATATTTTATAAGAATGGGCCCAATATGGTGCAAAATTTCTAATTTCTACTTGCAACCTCATAGCATGTAAACCTTCTGTTTTAGAAGTAGTATACACAGCATCATTAGAAGTTACAACAGGAGCTTCTCTACCAAACTCATCTATATATACAATTCCAACAGAATAAGTTCTACTAGCTTTCACACTTAATTCAGGTCTTGTAAAATCAACAGCTGCAACTTTAACAGTACTTACTTTAATATCAGGTTCTATTATTTTACCAGAGTGATCTAACATTTCAAAACCTTCCGTGTAATTTCCATAAACTAATCTATTACCTATTATTTCTTGAGCAACAGCTTTTTTAGGTACGTTATCAAAAATTCTAAGTTTTTGATTAGGATCTAAAACTCTACCAAAATATTCTTTATTTATTTTAGCAAAACCATTTAAACCAGCGCTTGAACCCGCCCTGTTCCATTCAATACTACCGTTATTACATTTTAATATTTCGTATATATTTTGATCATTATCTCTTTTATATAAAATATCAACACCAACAACATCTTTAGGTGTTGAAGTTGATACAAAATCTTTTACCTCTACAGACGCGATAGTGTTATACATACCTTCGTTATTACCAGATCTATCTAATAACAAAGCTCTTCCTTTAAACAAAGGCGGTGTCCAAGGACCTATAGGTGAAACTTCTCCATCTTCATATTCATATCTGTAAGATAATCTAAAAAAGTCATCTCTATTTATTCCATTACCGTCTTCTGCAAAACCATAAAATCTTCTATATTCACCAGCTGCATTATCATCATCTATAGTTATATCAAGTATTATAAAACCTACAGTTAAAGCAGCTGAAAAACCAGCAACACCGTCACTATTATCAGCCCAATCAGTAGGTGTACTAAAAGGATGTAGTTTAACTGTAAAAGAATTACCAGGTGCTAATGGATCTCTAAACGTAAATACATCACCATCAGCCCAATCTGATAGTGGGCTAAGTGAATTAGCTTGAGGATATCCTGTAAAAGGATAAGCACTAAAATTAGGTGGATTATATCCATTATTACCAAACTCACCAAGATTTACATCAAATAAATCTTGTGGATATAAATTGTTATAATCTGTTTGGTTTAAATTATTATTAGTCGCAAAATAATTAGAAGTATCGTTATTAAAAGGCGAGCCGTCAACTCCTGGTTGGCATAAAAAATATGATCTATAATATTGTTGATCATAGTTATCGGTAGGTGATCTAAACGAGTATGGAAATTGGCTTGATGTTTGGTTGTTAACTAATTGATTTCCTACAAGATCATACTGTTGTCTACTTCTAAATATACCTTGTATTTCATCTTGTGTAAAACCTACTGGAGTAGCGTCAGCATCAGGATTAAAAGAGTCATATCCGTCAGTCATTTGCTGACCAAAATTAGTTAAATATGAAGTGTCATCGTGTTTTACATGAGGAGGTACAGGGGCTGCGGAGAAATTATATATATTTTGAAGTGTAGTATTATTAATTTGATCATTACCTCCAAATATACTAAAACCATCAGAGTTAGGTGTAGATGTACCAAAACCATTAAAACCAAACACAGCTGGAAAAACAAGCTCAGGACCAGCATAACCACTTCCTCCAGGCGCAGCGCCAGCAGTTAAAATCCATTGAGTTCTAAGTTCTGAAAGTCTTATTAAGTTTAAATATTTTCTACCAGTACCATTTGGCTGTGGGTTAGGGCTATTGCCAACTGAACTATTCATTCCTGAGCTAAAGTTATTAGATAAAACTTGAGCAAAATAATCAGCTACTTCATCACTAGTATAACCGTTTTGAAGCAAATGGTTTATTATATCTTGTCTTTCTCCTGGTGGAACACACATCATACGAACACCACCAGCTTGCCATTTATAAGCTTCTGTAAAATCATACTCTTCTAAAGCATCGCTTGATTTAAGTATAGTATGTAACTTATGTTTTGGTGCAGGTTTTATAACAGTAATATGACTTTCTTCTATTGGACAAACAGACATTAATTGACCAAACTCTTTGTTTGTAACTAGTAAATCAGTATGTTTTTGGCTATTTAAAGTTTGATCAGTACCTTCTAAACATCTTTGTATATTTATTTTTTTTGGCTCATTAAAACCATCTGTAAACATTAAAAATTTACTTTCTAAAATATTTATACCTGTTATTAAATTACTAGGTGTTGGAGTTGGTGAAGCAAAATTATTTTCATCTAAAGAATTTGTTAAAACTTCAGAAGTTTTAAAATTTAAAACTCTTTTTGGTGCGTCAAAAACTACTGTATAACCATTAGCAATAATATCTGATGGGTTTATATTTTTTGGACAATTATGCGAAAGCGTTACAAAAGGATATGTGTTGGTTGCAGGATCGTATTCTTGAAAAACGTTTGTTACTAATATTTTATCGTTACCGCTAGTCCAATGTGGAATACCATTTCTATCAACAACAGTTACTTCCATACCAACTCTAACACAACTAGCATCATAAACTAAAAGTTGATTTAAACTAGAACTACAAAACCAAAAACCAGTTGCAACTCTATAAACATCTCTTAATACACACTCTGTTAAAACTTGATCTCTAACATCATCAGGAGATATTTTAACTATTTCATCAATACCTTTTCCAAAATAAACAGAACCGTTAGGCGTCATGTCAGTATTAACTGGATTATTTAAAGCATCAAACGGGTTAATATCATTATTATCGAAAGAATTACTAATATCAACAATACCTAAATTACCAAAAGGATTATATGTTGTAGGTCTAGCACAGTCAGCTATTAACATATACATACAGTTAGCAGCGTTATCAACAATAGAACCTACAGTTTGACCTGCTGCAACGTTTTCAACTCTTTGACCTTCTTTATTATAACCAAAAACATTTTCGTTACCAAAAAGATTTTGAACTGCACCAACATCACTACCTTCAGAAGTGTTTATTTGAACATTTAAAGCATCTCGATATTCGCCATTAGGTACAACGCGTTCATCAAGGTCTTTTTGCATTCTACCTTTTAAAAAATTAACTTTAGACTCAGCCATTTATTAATGTTTTATACGCTTAGACTTACCTCTAAACTGTTGTATTAATTCGTGTATTTTTAAGTTTGAAAGTCTAAGTTTAGCTTTTCTTTTACTAGCAAAAGCTTCTCTTCTTAAACGTTGAACAACATATTCTGGTATTTGAGATCTTGTAGAAACTATAGAATAAGCTATATACTTATACAAAGCTTCTTCAGCAAACTTATGTACTTTCATTTCTTCTTCAGTTCCTAAGCTATCGCTTATATATTCTAAAACTAAAGTAAGTCCATTTATATTAGAACTAAAATGTATAAAACCTCTAATATCATCTATATAGTAAGCTCCGTTTATATTAGCTCTTGTTGGATCAAGCCCGTATCTTTGACCAATATTTAAATCATATATATCATCATCATAATCAAAATCGTTTTGATTATTTTCAGCAAGATTATTAGCTTTATAATTTGTTAACGTATCTGATTCTGTTGTTAACACTAGCTCATCGTTTGTAAAATTATAAAAAGGTGCAACTGTTGGATCTGTTGCTTGACTTATATTTGAAGGATTACTAGTATCTTTAGTAGGATAAATAGTATGTTTAATACCAGACTTATCTGTATAACAAAGTCTAACATAATTAACGTAATCCTGTGGTAGTGGAACTTTTAATGTTGAAGGAACAACTAATTCATAAGCTTTAGTAGATTTAAAAGTATCAAAACTTAATTCTTGTAAACCACGTTGAGCATGAAAAACTACTTCAGGTCTTTTTACTTTAGATATAACTCTTTCTTCACCGACATAAGATAATATAAATTGATTTATAACATCTTGCAATGATGTAAATTGATAGTTACCTAAATCACTACTGTTGTAATACGCGTTACCTGTTGTTCCGTCTAATAATGCCATTTATTATAATTTTTCTAATTGTGTTTTTTCTCTATTTTTTCTATCAGCATACTGAACTATATCTGGCTCTTTATTAACAACACCAGCTAGCTCTAATATTCTCATAACAATTCTACTTTCTTCAGATTCATGTAACTCAAAATCAACTGAGTTAGCAGGTGACCATTGAGGTTTGTATTGATCTGTAGGATTAAGCTGTTGAGCACTTGAACCAGGATTTAAAATTAACGTATAAGCCCATTTAGGAGTTGTAGGCTTTTTTATATAACTATATTTTACTTCTGTTGTTGTAGCTGGTTCAGGAAATAAAGTTATAGTATCAATACCTGATCTATAATAAGCAGGATTTGATTGAGTAGGTCTAGCTAAAGGTGATAAATTATATAAAGTCATTTCATTTTTATCAACTTCTTGTACTGGTATAGGATAAGCATCTGTACCTGTTCTTTGAAAAGTTACTTCACCTAATCTATACACGTCATTAGCTAAAGTTTGATTATCTATTTGTCTTATTGATATTTTTGAAAAATGTATTTCTGTATTATCTGAACCTGTGTCTTCATTTAAACCAACTCTAATCATATAATCGTCAGAGTTATTTCCTGTACCTAGTACATCTAACGTTTCAAAATCAAAAGTAAAAACATCTCCAGTTTTAACAGTTGTATTAATATCATAAAAACCATCAACGTTTGAATTTATGTTTGATACTTGTAAAAACATACCTACAGAATCGTTAGTATCTGGATCGTTAGCATATGAAACTTCTACACTAATTCTAAATTTTTTACCTAACAAAAGAGATTGAGTTGCGAAAACATAGTTATCATCATCAGTACCATCGTTTATTAATTTTAAACTAGGTACATAATTATTGTTTGCGTTAGCAACAACTGTAGCATCACTATTGTTACCTGTTCCAGTTGTTACAGTCCAAGTGCCAGTTCCACCAGTAAATGTAGATGTTGTTATTAATTCTGTTGCAGAAAATAAAGATTGATCGTTAACTCTAAATGGAGCTATTTTTTCTTCAAGAATATGAAGCACGTCAGAGTGCTCTGTAGAGTTACCAGGTTTTTTACTTGAAAAGTTTATATCGTAAAAATACTGCTCAAATATTTCTAATTGTACTTGAGTAGCTAAATTGTTAAATTCAAGAGGTGTTATATGACCTCTTTGTTCTTTGTTGGCAATAGCCAAAACTCTTTTATATACTTCGTTTATACTTACCGCCATTATGTTTTTTTTTATAGTTAAGCAGCCACCCTATAATAGAGTGGCTACTCTACTATATAATTATTACGCGTTTAAGCGCTTTTCTATGTTGGAGTATATCTCCATACCTTCATCTGTTTTAAACCAAGCAGCTAAGGCAGAATATGGGTGTTCATCAAATGGTACTGTCATTAATTTTCTATCGTTAGATCCCCAACTAAATGTTCTTTGATCTGATGATAGTTTAATAATTTTAGCCTCTGTAGCTCTAATACCAAAGTTTCTAAGCTGAACGTTTTCATCATTTACTAATTCTAAGAATAATCTAGGTTTTCTTTTAGCAAATAGTAGTAAATCTCGTTTAAGCTCTTTAGAACTCATCTCTGATACTTTAGAACCTATTTCTACACGCATTACAGCTTCAGCCATATCTATATCTAAACCTCTAGCAGCTATAAGAGCATCTATTTCAGCTTCTATAGTGCTAATTTGATTTTCAGCTATAGCTCTAGGTTTTAACTCAAAATAAAGCTTATCTTTTAAAGGGTGATAAAGCGATAAAAGTTTTTGAAGAGTCACTTTATTTTTAGGTACATGTAAAACTCCGTTTCTAAAAATAATATGTGCTAATCTTTGATCACCTTGCATTTCATCAACAAAACAAGTTTTTTGATTTTCACAATACTTCAACTCTCTTTCGTAACCTTTTTCTTTATCAAAATAATAAATGTTAGCCGAACTTATTGATCTACTAAGAGGTTTTTTATTATTACTTAGTAAATACGTTCTATCTTTTATTTCCCAGATAGGCTTTTTAGGTTCAATTTTTTTAGGTTTTGGTGCTTCAACAACTGGTGCTTCAACAACAGGTACCTCTACCTTTTCTATTTTTTGTTTCTTTGCCATAATATAATATAATAAAAAATTAAAAAAAGATCGGAGCCGAAGCTCCGACCTTAATATAAACTATGATAATAACATAAAGTTATTAGCACCTTGAGTAACTAAACATCTTTCAGACAAGAAGTTTACAGTCATTGCATCTAAGTCAGAAGTAACTGCTCCCACAGATCCAGTGATCCATGTTTTCATTTTTCTACTTTCAACTTGAGAAGCTCTAAAACGTACATGTAAGAAAGGACGCTTAAGGTTTTTACCTAACATCTGATCATATACAGAAGATACACCAGCAGGAATAAATACACCTCTGATAGCTTCACCACCAGTCGCGTTAGCGTTAATACCACCACGAGTAGCTAGATCATTTAGATATTTCCAGTCAGACTTATAGAAGTCATAAGAACCTCTTCTAAATCCAGAGAAACCTAAGTTTAACGCCATGTCTTCATCGTTTTCAAACACTCCGTAAGAAGTACCACCGTGACCGTGAGAGTTCATAGTAGCTAACATATCATCGATAGCTAAAGCAGTAGTTCTATTTAAGAACATCATGTTTTCTTCAATCGCACCGTTCTTGTCAAACTCAGCTAAGATAGCATCAAATTCAGCTAAATCAGTAGCAGCGTTAATACCAGTAATACCAGAAGATTGGTGACCTCTAGACTTAATAGCAGCGAATAAACCTTCAGTACCTGCTGTACCAGCACCACCATCAGTTGGTAGAGCGATAGCAGAGTTACCAGCAACTAGTTCTGATTCAATCATACTCATTTCTAAGTAGTCCATAAATCTTGAACGAGTTTCAGCTTCAGCTTTCATATACCAGTAGTAACCGCTTTCACCTTGCTCTCCAGAAACTTCTACCCAACCGATTTGAGATACATCAGATCCAGATACTTCGTACTGATCTTTTAGTATAATAGGCTTGTTAGTAAAAGTTGTGAAAGAAGGCTCGTTAGAACGTCCACCTACATAACCAACACCTTTTGCGTTTTCAGAACCAAATACTAAAATAGTACAGTCATCATCACCATCAACAAAGCTTAAATCACTTAAGTGAGAGTGAGCATAAGGTTGAACTGTAATTCTATCATTAGCATCAGCAGCTGCAGCAACGCTTACACGAGCTGTAACAGTTTGTCCACCACCAGCGATCAATACTTGATCACCAACACGGATACCGTGAGTTGTGTTGATAGCAACACCGTCAATATCGTGTGTAATATCGATTTGACTAGCAGATGCATCGTGAATTTGACACTTATAAGATAAGTGTAATCTACCTTGTTCTGACCAAATAACTTGATCAGCAGACATAGCTTCTTCAGCTCCTACTTGAGCTAAGAAACCGCCAATTGTACGCTTTCCGTACACCTCAGCTTCTTTTTCCATTAAGTCTGGAAGATATTGCTGAGCCCATCCATTATTTTGGATGTCTAAATAGTTTTCCGATGTTACAGCTTGCACTGGGGCAGCTCTAAACACCGTACTTGGAGTAATTGCCATTTTTAATTCGTTTTAAATGGATTAATAATTATTTTCGTTTTTTAATCTTAAACTTAAAGCTTTCAGCATCATCACCTAAAACTCTAACTTTAAGACCACCAGCTTCAAACGTTTTATGCGTTTGATTAGGTGACATATCTACATTCTTGGCTTTAGCAACGCTATCTTTTAAAGCGTCAGCTTTACCTTGTTCGTAGAAATGCTTTGCAACAGCGTCCGCATTCATCGCCGTATAAAGCGATTTATGATAACCCGCAGCGTCTTCCATTAAACCATCTTTATTCAAAAACTTTTTGACAAAGTTAGTAATATCACTTTGAGTTTGCTTTACTTGGTCAGTGTTGTTAACATTAAACCTATACTTTTTTTCACCCACTTCATATTCAAAACCTTTGAACTTTGAGTTAAATAAGTTTTCAGTTTTTTTATCAAACACAGACTTAGCTGTTTTAGTCTTTTCAGACTCTTTGTTGTATCGATTAAAAAAGTCCATTGCTTTCTGTTGTTCTTCAGTTAGCTTTGATCCAGCTTTAATCTCTTCGTAATATTTAGACTTTTGCCCGTCTAAGTAGGCTTTAGCCTCAGCAACTTGCTCTTTTAAGGCTATTTTCTTTTTTCTAATATCTTTTTCTTCGTCAACCTCTTCATCATAACTGAAGTTTTCGTCCATTAAAAACTGTCTTTCTTCAGCATCTAAATGAGGTTTAGTAATTTTATAATACTCTTGCAAAGCTGTTAGATTATCCATTTCGCTATAATCTTGATTAAGCTTTACATAATCTTGTATATCACCTCCTGTCTCATTCATAAAGTCTACTAACTTTTGAATATTTTCAGGTAAAGGCTCACCAGTTTCTTTAGCTTCAGTTACAGCTTCAACAACTTCTTCTGTTAACTCTTCAACTTTATCACTAGTAACTTCTTCTATTACTGGTAACTTTTCTTGTACTTCTCCTTGCGGTTGTACTTCTTTTTGTTCTTGTGTGGGCTCGGTACTTTCATTCCCTCTATCCACTCCTGAGTCGTCAGTTTCACTTGCTGCAACTTCTTGTGTTTCTTCTGGTTTTTCATTTTGATCCGTTACCGGTGGTTTGCTTAAATCTACTTTAATAACTGAATCGTCTTCTGCAGATTTAAATTTACTTTTATCAACATCTTGTGTTGTTTCTTCTACTTGTTGAGTTGTTTCTTCTACTTGTTCGTTTGTTTCTTCAACGTTCTCAACGTTTTGTAATTCTTGTTCCATAATATATAATATAAAAAATTAATTGTTATCTAGGTTCAAACGATCCTAAATCAAAGCCAGCTCCAAGTATATCATTACCTGAAGACTCAAACTTTTTAGGTGGTGAACCTGTCTTTCTTTGTTCTATAAGTTCACTTTGTTGTGAAGCTTGTATTCTTGTTCTTTCATCTTTACGATCTTCTTTTTCTTTTTCTTTTGACTTTTGACCTTCAGTTTCTACACCTTTTAAACGCATGTTGTACTCAAACTCTAATTGCATTAATTGTTTTTTCAAATCAGACTCTGCTTGAAGCTTTTGAACATCAGCTTGATTTTGTATTTGAATTAATTGAGCTTTTTGTTGTGTTAAAGCTGCGTTTTTTTGAACTTCAGCTTGAGCGGCAACTTGTTGAGATTGCGCGTTAGCTTGAGCTTGAGCTTTAATATTTTCTTGTTGTATAGCTTGATCTTTCTTTAATTTCTTTTCTCTTCTTATTTTAAGTAGTTGATTAGCTAGTTTTATATTTTTAATTTCTCTAAGATCAATAGCATCTGCTAGCTCTATTAAGTTTGCTTGTAAAGCAACTTGAATGTTGTTTTCTAATAACTGCCTTTCTTCATCATCTGGTGTAAGATCTATAAATATACCAAAATCATATAAATGTAGTTCTGATAACTCATCTAATATAGCTGTGTTATGAGAACCTATTGTACTTATAAAAGCTTCTTTTGTTGGAGAGTATTCTAATATATCAGATATTCTCAAAGAAAGTAACTCAGCTGTTTGAGCTGTTAAAAATAATCCAGCATTCAATATATGTCTTGTTGCTGTGTTACTGTTAGCTGCTGCTATTTTTTGTATACCTACTAAAGCGTTTTTATCTGGCGTGCTACCATCTCTAGCTTCATTAAGCCCGGTAACATCACGAATCATTTGTAAATAATAATTGTAAGTTTGTATAAGACTAGCCATTTTCTGTCCACCACTACCACTTGCTATTTCTTGTATAGGTACTCTACCTGGATTACCTTCACCAAGCTCGTTCATTGATCTACCAATAACAGAACCTGTTTGGAAGAACATGTTTAAAGCTTCTTGTGGATTATAATTTGTTCCGTTACCTAAATCTATTTCAGCTAAACCATCAGCATCAAGATAAACGCCATCTGGCACCATACGAGACATAACTTGCTGTAGTTTTAAATGTGTTAACTGTATCATATCAGCAAAACCAGTTATACGACTAACTAAACTTTCTATTCTACCATTGTACATTTTAGGTGCTACAATAGCATAATTCATTTTAACTTTAGTATAATCACTTTTAGATCTCATCATGTTTTTACACATTTCCCATCTAAGTAATTTATCTGTACCAAGTATCAAAGCACCATCATATAAAGTTTCTACAGATCTTTGTAATCTACTAAAACCACCTTCCATATCTTTTGGAGGATTAAATGTATCATCTTTTTCAATTGCTTTTATTCCACCTGTTTTTGTTTCTTTTAACTTATAAACATGATTCATATATGTTTTATAGTTAAAGTATAATATAGATATTATATTTTCATCTAACTTACTACTATCTCCTCTTGAGTAGTTATTTCTATATGTATTATTTTGTTTTTTAATTTGGTCTAGTTCTTCTTCAGATAAAAAAGGAAACTGCTTTACCAACTCGTTAATAGGTATTTCTTTTACTTCTCCCACATAATATATATCTTCAAAATAAGGAGACTCTGTATAAGAATAAACTAAATTAGCTGGATCAACATAATCTATAACTACACCTTCAGATGTATTAAAAGAAGTTTTTACAGCACCTATACCTATCTCTGTAATATCTTGATAAAATCTTCTTTTAATTAACTCGTAGTTGTTACCTTCCATTAAAACATTAATAGCTTGCTCTTCTGCTATTTCTGCAGCTTGCTTGTAAGTTAATTGCATATGAAGCTCAAACTCTTCAACACTATCAGGTAGTTCGTCTACTTCGTTTCTGTAAACGCTCATACCAAAACTATTTTCTATAAACTTGTTTAATTCTTGAGATCTTAAATCTGCTAGCACAGACTCCATATACTCTGTTCTTTTAGAAACTCCATACGGATCTTGAGCATAAGCTTTTACATCATAAGTTCTTTGAGCAAGTCCATTAACTACAATGTCAACAAACTTAGGAATAATTGGAACTGGCTTCCAGTCTAAATTTAAATAAGATAAATCACCATCAATAGATAACTCATCTTTGTATTTTTGTATTGATTGCTCGCCTCTAGCGTAAAGTCTTAATCTATGAAAATTAGTTTGAGTGTTTCTGTATCGACTATTAGTTCTTTGACGATCATTTTCAAACCACTCTTGTTCGATAGCTTTAGCCACTTTCAAACCATACTCATAACTTATTTTTTCAAAGTCACTAACAGTTTGACTTGGGAAGTAATTACTTTTAACTGTAGCCATATTTATTGTTTAATTATTTTTGACATAAAGCCTTTATTATCATATCTAGCAATATGTATATTTAAATCTTTTTTTACTTTTGGCGCAACTGGTTTGTAAAGATGTCTATTACAAGCCATGATAGCTAATCCACTACTAATAGATGCATCATGCTTTGTTCTTTTATTTATATCAAACCTACTCCAATCGTTTAATGTATTGTTAAAATACATATTATTACAAACACCTTCTTTATTAAGACCAACATGGTCGTTAATATACATCTCAATAGCTGCTGCGTGAGCTTGTTTTATATCTTCACTAGAGTTTGGTATACCACCTATTTCTTTTTCAGCAACAGATAGTTTGTTCCAAACTTTGTCTGGTCTATTCATACTAAACGCTCTATAACCTCTACGTTTAAAGTAATATAATAATCTTGGTTTGTTGTTTTCCGCAAGTAATGGCATACCATAAAACACACAAGCCATAAGTACATCTTCAAAAAACATTTCTGCAGTTTGTGGTCTTGCTAGGTATTCTAAAAAAAAGTGGTTTGCTGGAGCGTTTTCCATAGAAAACTTAGTTAATCCGTGTAAAGCACCTTTTGATCCTTTACCGTCAACAGTACCACTAATATCGTAACTGTCACAACCAAAAGCACCCATGTGTTCATTACCTGGATATTTAACTCCATTTTTTAATATCACTCTATTTTGCAAGTTTCTATCTGGAACCCAACTAATATTAAACCTACCGTTAGGATCTGGATTAAATAAAACTTGAGTATCCTTAACTCCATTAGCCCACTGAAAACTACCAGGCGTAACAAGCGAGCTACTTATCATTTCTTCATTATAGTCTATTTGTTCATATATCTTTATAAGATTAAATATACTATTTTTTGTTTCATCTCTAAACGCGTGTTCAGTTGTTCTTGGAAACTGCCTGTAAAACTCATTCAACGCGTCTTGATCACCTTTTAATCCATCAGCTTCATTTTGCCAGTGATCAACAACACCAATATCTATTAGTTCACCGTCGGGTCCATAACACTCTCGTGTTGGGGTATCGAAAACTGGTCGTCCAAACTCATCAATAAAACCTTCATAGTTCCATTCCATTGGGATAAACAAAGAATATAAACCAGAGCGTGTTTGACCATTTCTATTTCTTTTTGTGACATCGCTGTCGTTATACAATTTTTTAAAGTTATCACCACCTTTGTCAAGAGCATTACTCGTTGACCCCATCATACACTTACCTATAATTCTACTACCAAGACGTAAACAAGTTTTTGTTACACGCCAGTTATTTAAAATATTATCAGGTCTTTCCCACTTACCACTTTCATCGTGTACTAACAGATTAAGTTTTTCTCCATCATAACTGTTATCACCTGTGTTTTTCCAATCAATAGTAGTGTCAAGTCCAACCAACTCTTCTTGCTTTTCGTTGGCAGTAATTTTTTTACGCGTAAACTTACTTGCAGGTACGCGATAAGCAAGTTCAGACTTAGGTCTGTCCATACCGTCTTGAATCGGTTTGAAAAAGAACGGATAGTTGACAGATATTGGCACAACTTTATCGGTAAACATTTTTTTAGCATCACTACCACTTTTAGATAATATTCCGTATCTACTATCACTTGATATAGTAGCTTGATTAACAGTTTCAGCTGATGACATAAAAGAAAAACCACTACGTCTGTTTTTTAAATAACACATTCCGTAGCAACGTTTATCAGCTTTACACGCTTCCCAAAATATAAAGAACAACCTGTTGGCTTCTCTAAAATCTGGAGCACCAACATCTATTTTACTCCATTGTAAATACATATAATGGCTACCTGTTATATATGTAGGTTCACCATTGTTTATAAACCAAAAGCCTTCTTCTCTACGTTTAAACTCTTCGTCTATAAAATCGTACCACTTATCTTTGCTTTCTTCTGGATAATTTCTCCAGTCAAAAATGTTTTTAAGTTTACTTAACTCTTTAGGGTACTCTATTTTTTGCCACTTGTTGTTTTGCACACACAGTTTTTGTGGTTCCAACGGCAAGCCAATTCGCAAACCTTGAATCTCAAGTATTTGTCCAATTTTGCCAGTTTTGCTAATAACCACAATATCATGTTCTTTATTGTATCCATATTCCCATTTACGTTTTTTGTTAAGTCGACTTATTGTTGTCTTCTTAACTGGTTCAACTATTTTATATAAGCTTTG